GACATGGGCTCTACTAGTGGTATGGGAAGTTCAACAAGTACTGTTAGTAATGTATCAGTAGTTGTAACCCCAATGCCGGGGTTGGATAGCTCTCCAACTGTTGCGATGGCGGAAGTACAAGTATCTAATATGGAAGGACAAATAAATTCAGCATTATCTGATGTGTCATCTGCCTCAGACGCAGACCAGATAGCAGACCAGATTATCGCTGATAATATAAAAGAACAACAAAAAGAACAAGAGGAAGAACAGCAGGAAACTGGTGAATATGGAGATCAAACTACTCTTGTTGCTTACATGGGATATGTCCCAGGCTTTGTAGCATACACTCAATTACAGCTTCCACAAGCGACTAGTTGGTATGCTTCAAAAGACATCTATACAACAGCGTATATTTCTGATAATATACAAGCGTTTTACGGCTTAGCTAGTAGTAATATTAATACTTTAAATACTATGATTAGATCTCAGCCAAACTTAATAGGAGAGTAATATGGAATGGTTTAAGGGAAAGGCAGCACAATTAATAGCACTAGCTTCTATTGTGGGAACATTAGCAGGCTTCGGATATACGGGAGCGACTTATGTCAATAGATTAGAAAATCTAGAAGCAAAAGTCTCGCGTATTCAGGGAACTGAAGAAGCACAAGAAGCTATTGAAGAAAGATTCGCAGGTATAGAAGTTTCAGTAGGAGCTATTAATAAAACAATAGACGATAGTCTACTTATATGGATTCGAGAAATGCAAAATGATACATCAGATCTTAAAGTAGCAGTCGCAAGACTTGAACAAGACATACCTGATTCATCTACCATAGAAAAAAGTATCACAGATATTAAGGTAGATGTATCAAAATTGGATTCTACTATAGAATCTTTGGAGAAGCAAGTAGATAAACTTGAAAATAAAAGTGATAATCCACTTGCACAATAATCCTTCACCCAACCTCGCGGTGATAGAGGATTTAAATAGAGGAACGTTTAATAAATGGAGATAATAATGAAACACGTGATAACATTATTCTTGTTTAGTTTTATAATGTCAGGCTGTAGTACAGTTGCCCAAGTTTGGGACACTGGTGTAGATGTAGTATCTAACACGGTTGATACTGTGGTTACAGGTGCTTCCGATTTAGTAACTGCTGTCGGTACAGATATCGTTGAGACAGGTGCTTTTGTAGTTGATACAACTGCGGGAGTCACTGAAGCGGTATCAGAAAAGATTGACGATGAAACTGATAAGCTATACGAAGAAGAGGGAAACTAAAACGTCCCTTTTGGAAAAAAGCTGACAAGCGACAAGAGGAGCGCACACAAAGCTCAAAGCAAGAAGTTACTAAGGTTACTGTTGAAGTAAAGCACGAAGAAATAGAAGTGCTACTAGATAGACTTAGGGATTTCTGCTATAAGAAGCCATATAAGTGCGACATTCTGGATATTTTTTATCCACATGAAGATTAGTTTATATTGATATTAATTTTTTTCTGATATGCATATCTATTATACGAAAAAATTTTTACAATATTGATATAAACTTCTTCAAAACAATGAGTTACGGAAACGATTAAGATTGTTTTTCCACTCAGAAATTTTTTTAAGAGAAATAATACTATATAAAATCTTATATCAATAGGTTAAGTTTAGAACCAAAGGAAAATAGTTCTTGACACAGACTTTAGATTTTGATATAATAGAGTCATATAGGTATAATAATAAGGGTTTTATACCCCATTGTATATAGGACATTAAAATGGACGAAGTAACAGGAATGATATGGAACGCTGTTTTATCTTTAATAGTAGCACCCCTAGTAATAATTATTGGGGCTCAAGTTAAAGAATTAAGGCGTATCGATATTCTATTAAATAGAACCCGAGAAGAGCTGGGTAAAGATTATGTATCTAAAATGGAAATGGACATATCTTTAGCTCGTATTATGAGTGCAATTGATAGACTTTCTCAAAAAGTAGATCGTTTATTCGAAGAGAGAAATTAATATGTTAAAAGATTATCAAAAGAAAGACATTAAAAAAAGCCCTAAAACAAAAGCAACTGTAAAACAGGAATTTGATGATGGGATAATTTGGGCTAAAGCAATAAAAGGAGCTCAAAACTTTGGGTTTTTCTGGAAAGGAAAAGAAATAATTAAACCTAGTAGAGAAGCCGCAGAAGCAGCGTTAAATGAAATTAAGAAAGAAACTTAAGTACTTATGGCTTAAAATTGTTAGCTTCTTTTCTCCCCGTTGGAAAGTAGAAGTTAGTTATAATAAACAATGGGGTGATACAGATGATAAAACTTTTATTGCTAAAAAGTTCTATCAAAAGAAAGAGAAGTTTTTAAAGTTCAAGACAGATAGTAATGATATAATAGAAATTAGAAGTGCTACTGGATTAAATTATAGGATAGAGGAATTATGAATCAAATATTAATAGGAGTTATACTAGTTATGGGTATAGGTGGTTATTTCTTATACGTTGAGAATGGAAACTTACAAGCAGAAAATAGTGCTTATGAATTAAGAGACGCGGAACAAGACGCAGCAATCGAGCAATTACAAGGAGATCTAGAATTACAAGGTAAAAGCCTTGTAGCTATGACCCAAAAGAATGCGGAAATAGAAGGTGAAATGAATCGTTATCTTAACATTTTCAAAAGACATAATTTAACTAAACTAGCATACGCCAAACCAGGTTTGATAGAACCTAAGGCAAATAAAGCTACGAAGGAGGTATTTGATGGAATCGAAGAAGATAGTCGTAATATTGACAATCTTGATGATGGTGTCCAGTTGCAGTCTAGTTCCAAGTAAAAAGGAAGTTAGCATAACAACTAAAGCTATCGAAAGAACGATAATCCAACCCGTAATGCCTCGGGAAATAGATTTAAAAGATCCTTATTGGTATGTAGTTTCAGATAAAAATATAGATGAATTTCTCGCCAGAGTTGAGAAAGATCAGGGACAACTAGTATTTTTTGCTATGTCTGTTCCAGATTATGAAATAATGGCATATAATATGCAAGAGTTGAAACGATATATTCGGGAACTCAAAGAGGTGGTAGTATACTACAGGAAAGTTACAGCTCCTATGGCTCCAAAAGCCAAAGAGGAAAGAGACAGACCTACAGTAGGAATATATCCACTTAAGAAGGATGAATAGAAGTAAAGAAAGATTACTTATTTGTGCTTCATGTGAAAATCTAACTAAATTTAAGGTATGTAAAGCATGTATGTGCTTCATGCCTTTAAAAGCTAGATTAGTTAGGGCTAAATGCCCAAAGAATAAATGGAGAAACTTATGGATACATTAATGAAGGTTAAAGATTGGATAATGGCACGTTGTTCTGAGAGAACATCTTGGGACGGAGTAACAATTATAGGTGTTAGTATTCTAGTCTTACTAGGGGTACCAGTAGTTAAATTACTAGCTTGGCCCGCCTTACTTTACGGAGTGTTTACATTCTTTAAGGAAGAAGGAGTTATATAATGCCCAAGGGCAAAGGAACTTATAGTAAACGCCGTGGACGCCCTAAGAAAAAGAAAAAACGCGGCAGGAGAAAATAAACATGAAAAATAATATTAATGGTATGGCTATGCAAAAGTGTGAGATGACAGATTATGCTGAGAAAGATGTCTTTCAGTATATAGAAAATGATCCAGATGAAGGTTGGGAAGAGCTTTCACGCAGGTATGATAAAAATCCTGAGTTAAAACAAACTCCTCAATATCAAGAATTTGAGATTGATTATCGAATCAAACATTTATTTCCTAATGAAACATTATCAAGTAAATTAGAGTATCATTCTGAAAACCTTCATAAGTTATAATGCCGATTACTAAAGTTAAGGGCGGTTGGAAGATAAAAAATACTTCTGGAATCTCTAAGACTAAAAAAGCTGCGAAGCGAAGGCTTCGCGCTATTAAACACCGCCAGTCTAAAAAGAGAAGAAGGAAAGGACGCGTTAAGCGTAGGAGAAAAAAATGAGAGCAATTAGATTAATATCACCCAAAGAATCAGCAGGCAATAGTTTTGCTAATGGATCCGATATACAAGGTGCAAATTATGTACTATGTGTACATACGGGTGGTACAGCAGCAGTGGTAACTGTTTGTAATTCAGCAGGAAATGGTCCCGGAACATTTGGACTAAATATAGCAGGTTCTGGTGATGCTACAATGGTTATAAAGAAAGATTCAACTGATGTAATGTATGCAGATCAAGGTAGTGTAGAATTTACTGCCGTACAGTATGCTTAAAATGCACACTAATCCAAGAGATAATTGGCTTCAAGAAGTTAGCGAGTTTTGTATAGCAACTTTAGAAGATTTAAATGATAAAGCTCAAGAGGGTGAATATGTTTCACCCAAAGATCAAACTATGACAGATTTATGTATGGGATATTTATTTCTTTTAAGTGTTTGTAATACAGAAGGTCTTTTAGACCCTTCTAAAATACAAAACTCAATAGATAAAAATATAACTATACACTAATGTTAGAAATAAGTAGAAAAGATGTTATAAGTACTGATATAATGCAATTTGATGCAGCAAATCGCTTTATCAAATTGCCAATAGAGGAATATCTTGATTTACTTGGAACAAAACCTAACTCAGCTCAAATAGCTTTAATAAATGCACTCAATAATCCTAAGTATAGGTTTGTATGTGCAGCTATTTCTCGAAGACAGGGTAAGACATATATAACTAATGTCATTGGACAACTAGTTTCACTTATACCAAACTCACATATACTTATTATGTCTCCTAATTATGCTTTATCTCAAATATCTTTTGATTTACAAAGACAACTTATTAGGCATTTTGACCTTGAAGTAGTTAGAGATAATGCAAAAGATAAGGTAATTGAACTGTCTAATGGTTCTACCATAAGAATGGGGTCAGTTAATCAAGTTGATTCAACAGTTGGAAGGTCTTATGACCTAATCATTTTTGATGAAGCAGCCTTAGCTGATGGAAAAGATGCATTTAATGTAGCACTTCGGCCCACTTTAGATAAGCCAGAGAGTAAAGCTGTATTTATATCTACTCCTAGAGGAAGAAATAACTGGTTTGCAGACTTCTACCATAGGGGTTGGAGCGAGGAATTTGATGATTGGTTCTCGGTAAGGGCAACTTATCATGAAAATCCTAGATTTTCAGCAGAAGATATTGAAGAAGCTAAAAGAACAATGTCTCAAGCAGAGTTTTCACAAGAGTACTTAGCTGATTTTAATACTTATGAAGGACAAGTTTGGAACTTTAACTT